GGCTTACAGGCTTTTCTAGGCCGCAATCCTGGCATTTCTTTTTTGTAGGAAATTCAGACTGATTTTCAGCCTTTCTTTCATTTTGCCACTTACTTACATATTTAGATTGGCATAATCTACAAATATATTGCAGACCATCTGGGCTTTTCTTCATTACATTAAATTCGCTAAGTAGTTTTTCTACTTTGCATTTACTACATTTCTTCATTTGATTTCATCCATCCTATTTCATCTAGTCTCTGATTACAATTCTCACAGTATTCTTGTTTCATTATTACTCTGCAGTCTTCACAATAATATATTGGACCATCATAACTTAGCCCCATAATTCATCCGCCAGCTTTAATAATCTATTATGTTCATCTTCCTGCTTTTGTTTCCATGATCTGGTCTCAAGCGGCGGGGTGGCTTCGCCCCACCCTTCTTCAGCCAGTGGAGTTGTTTCATTTGTATCCAAGGTGATTGTTCCTTCTGGTTCTATTTCTTTAATTAAATTAACCAATGATGATTCGTTAGAATCATCATCTTCTTTATTATTTAAATGTGTATTTAATTGTGTATTTATATGTGTATTTAGTGAGCCACTGTGACATACCCCTTGTGACTGTGGGACACTAGGTACTGACAGATTGGCATTATTGTACTGTCTGTGTGACACTAACCAACCCTTTTCTATTAGTTCAGCACGTGCCCGTATGACACTTCTGACTGATAGACATGACTCTGTGGCAATAGTGGCTAGTGACGGATAGGCAGGAACCTCTGTCTTAAAGTCATAGTGTGATGCGATCATTAATGCTACAATTTTAGCCTTAGATGACAGAGAGGCACTTCTAATACCTCTCAAATACTCAAAATAGTCCATAACTACCTTTCTTGTTGGTAGTATGATTATAGTATAACTAATATATTATGTCAAACGTATTATTTATTGATTAAATGTTCATATAGGGAATCTACCCTAGCTTCAAGTCTATTTAATTGATCCTTTAGGCTAGATCCACCATTAGGCTTCATTTCTTTTCTTATCCTAGTTTCAATATAAGTTATGACTGAAATGACTGATAATATAGCTGCTAGTATTTCCATTATAGTCTTTTTCCATTTCTTGCTGCTGCCGCCCTATATTGAGAAGAAACAAATTCATTTCTTCTTATTCCTCTAGGATTTGCTGCTAAAAATTTAGTTGCTGTTGCTCTGGATCTTGCATTAGCCGCAGAATTAGTATTCCAATTAGAGCCATAGGTTCTAGCTGCATTTCTACTATAAATTGCCATGGCATTTGAGAAATTGCCATATAAAGATTTATTTGATGTAAAGAATGTACTTCCTCTAAATCCACCAAATAATTTTTCACCAATACCATCATTACGATAAGATTCATCCCATGCCTCAAATAATTCTTGAGAGCATTCATCAATTATTTCATTGATGGCATAATAATAATCATCACCTAGTTTATCTTTTACATAAGAAACAAATTTATCTGGATCATAATCTTCACCATTATCTTTACAATAATCTTTAGCATAATTGCCAAAATAATCATCACCAAGTAGGGTTTCTTGACCAGCATTTCCAGCTTTTCCCACTTGATTTTCTATAACATCAGTATAGTTTTCTTCCCATATCTTAGAATCTAAACCACCAGTAGTTCTAGATACTGTCTGTATTAGTGATGAAAATGCACCACCACGTCTTATTTTTCCAGCAGTATAAGATAATGTAAATGCCCTAGCGATAAATCTTCTTAACATCATTGATTACCAGAAATTATTTTAGCTTTATACTTATATCCTGTCTTCAATCCTAAAGTATTTACAATAGGTTGAGTTTGACTTATTTGCCATATTCCGCCTGGATAAACTTCATTTCCATTTTTATCAAGAATATTAGCAATTCTGCCTTTAATTTGAAGTTTGGTATCTGACAAGATAATTAAATCTCCAATAAATGATGTGGAAATATTCATTTTAAATGGTTCTGGAGTTGTTGAATATTCCTCTAAAGTAAAGTCAGGATTATTAGGATCAGCTTTTAATGTATATCTGTAATAATCTCCAGAGTAATTATATGCTTTATATGCATTAAATAACATTAGTCTCTAACCCACCAATTTTTAGCATCGTATCCACGGCGTTGAAATATTCTTCCTGTGCTATAACTACGTGATCTATTAAATGAAAGACCATTGGAAGCAATAATAGCAAGTGGCGAAATAAATGGAGCCAACATATTTTGATTAAATGTAACCAAAGAATCTGTTTGTCCTTGACTTGTTAGAGCTGCTTGCTTAAATATCATGTCTTCATTTTCAAGCATATATGCTGTCTGATATGAGACCATTTTATCCAATAGTAGTAAATCTGATGGTGATTGAATATCAATTTCATCTCTACCTATATAGATTTCAATTAAGGCTTGTGCCCTATTGATCAATTCCTGAGTTACTTCATACCCAGTATATTCTCTTACGCTATTTACTGTACTTAACATTATCTAGCCACGCTCCCTAACTTTCTTACTCTAATTGTGTGGGTACTAGTATAGTCTAACTTACCAGTTCCAGCCATTTCTAATTGAAGTACGTAGTCTCCAGGATATTGAAATAAACTTCTATCTGTAGGCCAGATAAATCCAATTACTCCTAATTCTCTACTTCCTATTGATACAGTAGCTCCTGTAAGATCTATTTCTTCATTCTGACTACCTAACATTTTGACTGCAATAGAGGTGTAGCCAGCAAGATTAGCATCATTACCAGCGGAATCCTTAACCTGAATTGACAGTGCTCTTTCTGGGATTTGTCCTACCCAATATTGACTAATCATTTGATTACTTCTCCTCTTAGATATATTACTGGGTCAACGTGATGTAGATATACAACTACTTGATCCGTTTCAACCGCAGATAATTTAATATTTGTTCTTATTGCTGCATTTGCAGTCATTACAGTTGGATATATAACTTTAGAATATTGTGAGAATATTCCATAAGCTGTCATAGGAACTGGACGTTCCTGGAAGTCAGCTACTTGATATCCAGTTGCTGTAACTATTTTAGCAGATGCTACCAATGCTGGAGCATATACAGTTCTATCTTTATCTGCTACAACTGTAGGCATAGGCATTGCTGCATTTACATACATTGCTGGGACACGATTAACTGTACCAAAATCTTCTTCACGAGTTGATAACCATTTAAATCCACGAGTTAAAATAGATGGTAACTTAATAGTCATGCGTGGATATTTAAATGAATGTGTCCATGTGAACCATATTCCACCACTCCAACCAGCTTGATTTATATCTGAAACAGTTTTTGTATTTGACTGTTGAGCTGCTTGATTATTATTTACAACAGTTCCAGCTCCTCCTCCAGTCTGATCTGGTGTAAATCCTTGTAAATCTATTTTTTTACCAAAGTTCTGTAAATAATTTCCATTATTTGACCAATATTTTTCAGCATTTAATTTAGCAATAATATTAGGTCTATTTAATCCTGCAATTTCTGCTTCTATTTGACGATCTAAATTATATGAAGCAGCTAAAGCAGCATTCTTTTGTGCTAATGTATAATATCCAGAAGAATATGCTGCATTAATCCATTGATCTGAAACAAGATCTACTGTTCCTTCTTCTCTTGAACCAGTAATTCTTTCAGTAAAGTTTACGAAAATACGACTAGCAATTGGTTTTCCACCAAGCATTGTGCCAGGTTCTATTGCTATTGCTGTAACATAATCTTTATACGGGTTAGCAGTTAATTCTGTTCCTCTTCTATATGTATCAGCAAATCCAAGTATAGGAGTTCCAGCTAATACATTATCTTTATGAACTGCATAATAATCCCATTGTGAATATCCTCTCCAAGGAGAATATCCATTTCCGCCCCAATAATTCATCAAATAAACATCTCCTGGAACTAATTGATCTTTCCATTCAAAGGCTTCCCAATTTCTTCCAATTTCGCCTTTCCATGAATCTTCAGAAGAAGCTTTCCATGTTATTTTTTCTTTCCAAACATATCCAGGTTGATCTGTAATTCCTTTAAATTCATTAAGAACTTTATAATAATTATTTTTATGTGTATCATAAAATCCTTTATCATTATATCCACTATTATCTGGATTATTTTCCCAGAGATTATCTCCAAGTTGATCAATAATAGATTTAGCATACTCATCATACATAGGTCCAGTTAAATCTGGAATAACTTCAGGAGCTCTAATAATTCCTAAATCTTGTGCTAATTCATGATTTGTTACATATAATGAAATACCAGTATCAAGAGCGGCACGTAATGATTTTAAGAAATCTTCATATAGAGTCTTTTCAATAGTATTGGCCCATGAGTCTGCCACTTCATTTCTAGCAAATGAATCTAATTCTTTAGTCTGATCTGGAAAATTTCTAAAGAATATAGCATCAAACTGAGTTAAATCAATATCATTAACAACATCTAAATATCTTGGAGTATCATAAATTGTATTTCTATAATATCCAGTATGAGCTAGTTGTAATACTTCAGGTTTAATCAAATCGCTTTGTCCTGGTTTTAAAACACCCAACGGGAATATATCCCAACCATAATATTTCTGAGGTGGACGTTTAGGATCATCAGTTGTATATAATATATTATCAAAAGTAGGACTATCAAGTTGACCTGGCATTTGAGTATCATATTGTTTACTTCTTGCAAATACATTTTCAGGAACATCCCAGAAATAAAGCATTAGGGCACGAGGTCTATTTCCCTTTCCTTTAGCCTGAACCATAGTTGCATTTGATGCAAGCATAGGAGCAACTTTAATTGGTTTATTATAAACTGCAGCATTGTAATTTAGATTAATATCTCTTTCGAGTAGGAAAGCTGCTGGTTGCCATGAATATCCAGATGTTTCAAAATCTGAATATAGATTAATATCTGTAGAATTATGTCCTAGAATATATGGTCTAAGAGTCATAACTTGATTTCTTCCAGGAATTCCACTTCCTGAAGCTCCAGCTAAAAGCTGTGCATCAAGTTTTCCATCAATCCAAACCTGCATACGTTGATCAGACCAACCAGTTTGAATAAGTATATGATGCCATTGACCATCATCAATTCTCTTATTTCCTAAGAAATATTGACTAGAATTAATTCCCATTTTCTTCAATGCATCAATATTTGCTGGATGTGGCCAAACATCTGCTTTTCCAATTGCTTGGTATGATTCCATTCCATATATTTTGCCTTCAAATAATCCAATAGTTCCTATACTTCTTTGATAATATAATTGACTTGCCCATTTTCCATAAGTAATAATTTGATTAGATTTTGTTGATTTAAACATTAATTCTAATGAATAGTTAGGGCGATAAGCACCTGGTAATTCATCACCTAAATTAAATTCAATATTTTGGAATTGAACTGCTTTTCTTCCAAATGGATCAAACGATCCTGGAAATACTCCTGGATTTGGAGATATACTTCCTTGTGTATTTTTACCGTAATAGAAACTCTTTGTAGTATCTCCTACAATTGGATCTCCATTGGTATCATATTGAATATCTTCAAATAGATATTTAGGAAGAGTATTTGTTATCTTATCACTTGTATTAGGTCTAACAATGGATGATACATCATTAAAGAATAATAATGCACCTTTTGCATATTCTTTTGTTGTTTGATTTGGAAGATTTGTTCCAGTTCCATATGTTTGTACTGGCTGAATTCTCTTCAATGAATGAATTGCATATAATCTATTAAACCAATCATCATCTGTAAGAAGAATATAGGCTGGGGGAGTAGGTGAAAATGCTGTAGCAGTTAATACCTGTGACTCAAATCTAAAGTTTTCAAAAGTTTCCCATGTAGGGATAGGAATATTTGCATTTGTAGCAACCATGGAATTTGCACGAACACGACCAGCAATATCAATTACTGGATCTATTAATTCGGCTGCTGCTTGCATATTTGATGAATCTAAACCAGAATCATGAGACCAAAATACTGTTTCAAAATTAGCAGATGCAGCCATAGGTTGTGGTAAATATAATTCATTATCTACTGCTAATATTGTAGGGTCTACCATAGTAGCATTTGCTGTCCATACAGTTGGATATCTATTTACATCTCCTAGACCTTCTGGTAATTTAAATTCAGCTGAAGCCAACATAGGTTCAGATTGATTCATTGTAATTACAATTGCAAATGGATTAACCATTTCAGCAGATGCTGTTACAGCAAATGGTTCTGCACCAAATCCAAAACTTTGTGTAGTAGATGGCATTAATGCTGAAGCATTCATTGGATCAATGAAATTGATAGAATTATTCATATCATTTAATCCATTTTCGAATGCAGTATAATGAATTGTTACATCATCATCAGTTAGATATGAATTTGCATTATATTCAGTTGCATATATAGCAATAAAATCCATACTAATATTTTCGCAACCAATATTAAATTGATTATTATCATTCCAATTATTTTGATTTCCACTATATGAAGATGCTGATTGATATTTAGTACCATTAATATAAGCTGTTAATTTATTATCTTTAGCACCCCATTCACATATAATGTGATACCAATTTCCTGGAACTAAATCTACTGCATTAAACATATGATAATCTGTATAGTTAATTTGGAAGCCAAGTGTATTATTTGAACCACTAGAAGTATTTAAAAATGCAGCTACTGATCCACCTGTCCAACCTTTATTAAATAAAACTTTAGCATTGCTATTAGTTACTTGTGCATCTAATTTGAATACCATTTCAAATGTCATGCCTTTAACATTATCGAATGATGGAGTTGCAGATTCTGTCCAATTTAAATCTCTACTTCCAGATGATGCTGAACCAAATTGCCATGCACCACCAGTTATAGATGGAGTTTGTCCAGCAAGATATGTTCCACCAGTTAAATTATATGTAAATGTATGATTTTCAGCACTATAAATATCTGCAAGATTTGAATTAAGTTTAATTCCATAAACTGCGCCATCTTGTACTGCTAAATTATAAAGAACATCATGAACAGCAAGTACTTTAGGCATTTCTGATACAGCGGTCATAGGAGTTGCATCAATAAATGCACCAATTCCAATATTATAATTATCTAATACTTGAGTCGCTGTTAATGCATAGTCATATAATGCAAACTCATCTTGATATCCCTTAAATTTTACAGAAGATAATGAATCACTTACATTTGATCTACTAGTACCAATTAATCTTTGATATTCATTTCCATATGTATAATTATCCCAATCTAAAGTTCCAGTTGTTATTGTTTTTGATGTAAATAAACTACCATCTATGTACCATTTTAATAAACTACCATCTGCTGTAACTACAACATGATGCCAATTTCCATCATTGTATGTATTTGTTGAATATGTTGTTCTGTCTCCTGAACTTTCGCCAAGTCCAAAAAAATCTAATTTTAATTTATTAGCATTTGCATCAGTTGAAGGCATTAAATCAATTCTTAAGCGATTGCCAACTGGATTAGTTCCACTAAATTGATATAATGTTCCTTGAAATGGAGTTGCATATTTAAACCAAGTTTCAACTGTAAATATTCTATCATTAAATACTGCACCTGAAGTCCATGCACTTAATTTTAAAGATGATGATGATCCATTAAAATATACAGATTTCCCATCAATAACAGTTGATTGATTAAGAGTTACTCCGCCACCTGATACGGTTGTTGATAATGATCCTGAATTTGTAGGATATGTTCCAGTCACATCATCAAATCTTAACCATATTTTTGGATTTAAACTGGATATTCTATTACTATATGTTGGCATAAAAATAGGCCACTATAAGGTGGCCGTGACTCCTATCAATGAATTCTCTGGATTAATGCTTGAAATGCTATTTCCGCCTACTGAAATGACTGGAGCAAGGGTGAAGCAAGAAACTACTGGAGACAAAATGACAACATCGAAAGTCTCAACAGTTAGTCTTGACTCCACAAATACAGCATTCGCTGTCAGTGGTCTCGCTTCTACCCTTACATCCATATTTATTTACCTTACGCTACGGTAATACGCACAATACCTGTGCTGTCCCATGTAATTGTAAAGTTACCATTTGTTGATGACTGGTCTGAACCAAAATCAACATAACCAATCAGTGCATTTGCTGAAGCAGATCCACCTGATGCATCATAAACTACTGCATAACGAGCAGTAATTGTTGAAGATGACCAAGTAGTATCAGCTGCATCTAGCACGATTACGTTATTTGTAGCATCATATGAAACAGTCTTTGAGCCAAGAGTAGCTCCGCCAGCTGAATAGCCAGTTCCTGTTACTTCGTATGATGACACATCATCAAAATAATCGTGTGTGTCCTGATTTGGTGTGTATGAAGAAGATAGGAGAGCTACCTTGATAGTATCTGAGTCCCAATCTACTTCCTTATTTAGAGCCTTTGCTAGGAAGTTACCATAAAGCTTTGATGCCATGTGTTATTCCTCCCTTATTCCGCTGGGGTCTTCTCAAGAAGTGCAAAAGCTTCTGGCTTTGCAACTTTAAATGCACGACGTGCACGAATCTTAAGAAGAACACCGTCAGTGTCAAATTTTGCATCACGAGAAACTGCAGATTCGATACCTGCACGTGTTCCGTTGATTAGCAAGTCCATATTTCCAACTGTGATAAATGGATTACCTGTTGGGAATGGCTGTGCTGTTGAATCTACAGCTGCACCATGTGTGAAACGAATTGGGTATCCGAATAGAGTACCTGTTGTTCCAGCTAGTGGATCCTGTAGAATTGGGCGATTCTGATCATCAACTAGACCACGAAGTGTCTGCATCAATGATGGGTGAGCAATGAACATTGTCTTTGATGGATCAAAGTATTCTCCTGCTTCAATTGTACCCAATAGAGAATTTAGTTGTGCAAATGTAATATCTCCATTTGATGCTACATAGTTTGGAGCACCAAGATCATTTACTAAGTAATATAGAGATTCGTAAGGAATAGTTGTTCCATTAGCTGCTGCATTTACACCAAGGCATGCGTGGTCAAACTTACGTGCCCACTTATTTGCCCATTCAATTTTGAACTTATTTAATACATCTACGAATGAATCGTTTAGATCTTCTTCTGAGATGTGATACATACGTGCCCACTTAAGAGCAGTAAGTACTGCAGCTCCACCTTCAATGTTAGCTGCTTCTGTGATTGTATCGCCTTCTGCGAATACGTTAGGACCGCCGACTTTAAGTAGTGGAACTAGCTTGGTTGAAGTGTTCATGTTCTCTTTACGAGCAGATGACTCAATTACTGAGGTTGCATTTGCTTGCATTACAACATTTGATGATACTTCTTCAACAATATAGCCATTGCCATTACCACCGTCATGGGTGCTAAAATCAATTCTTGCCATTGTTTATTTTCCTTTTTTCTAAATGAATTTGACTTGAAATTAATATAATCGTCCAATTATTATTAGATCGCAAGCCTAAACGTCCATTTAGATCTTGCTATGTCCATATTATATCAAGTTTTTATTATATTATCTACCTAGAATTAGCTTTGCTTGTAATTCTGAAGCTGATAATGGTGCTTCTAGTGGAGCTGAGACTCCGCTATCTGCTTTTCCTCCAACTATTTTCTTTACATCGAAAATCTCTGGAAATTCTTGTTTTAGAGATTCTAATTGTGTATCTAAGCCAGCAATTTCTAACTCATCAGTTAATTCAATTTCATCTGTCTTAATATATTTAATTAGATTTTCTCCATTTTTAATTCCAGCATCTTTAAGTCCAGCAACGATCTTATCCCGCTTTAATTTAGCCTGGATAAGTTCAGTCTTTGCCCTTAAAGCACTGAATTCTTGGTCTGCCGCTTCCTTTTCCATACGGAATTTCTTAGCGTCATTCTTTGCACGATCCAGGGCAGCTAATACTGCCGCTGGATCCTTTATTTCAACTGAAGTAGATGTACCTTCTACTTGCTCTTCCATTTTTTCTCCTAATCGTCCAATTAAGGATTAACGTCTGGGACCTGACCTTGTTCTTCTAACAAGACAGTTTCCCTCTCTGCAGCACTTTGCTTCAGAGCATAGTTATAAGCATTTATAACCTCAGATGTAGGTTCTAGAATTTCACCAGGATTTCCTGCTGATTCTGATACTACTGCATCTGCAATTTCTGGGTCATATCCAAGCTCAAGAAGAATTTGACGAAGGCTAATACCAACGCTCTTCTTACGAACTGCGATATCCCAATTGTCCAAGGAATCAATTGATTCAGCATTTTCCCATTTGATTTCAACATCAGCTGGAATGCCTTCAATCTTGAACATAAATTTAAATAAATCTCTCCAAGTTGATCCAAATGCCAATTGGCGATTTAGAACTTTCTTGAATAGAGGTGCTTCAGCCACACGCAATGCTTGTCCAGAAGGAAGATTTGCTCCCTTTAAAAAGTAATGTGTAGGTGTAGATGTAACTGCAGCCATAGAATTTACATATTCCATTACTGGCTCTGTAAATATCTTAGGATCAGCTGCTGGGAATTGTCCAACTTGCTGAACACCCTGTAAGTACCAAAGTTCTCCAGGACCATTCTGCAATGCTGCTAAATTCTCTCTAGCTGTATCATCTTCTGAGAAATCATCTAATTCTGCTGAATTTCCACCAGAAGTCAATGCATATCTCTGTGGTGCTCCTTGGTAATCAACTGTATACATGTGAGTTGAGATTAATTTATTAATTGCATCCTGTGGACCAAATGCATCTGCATGTTCTGATCTTCCATATGGCTTATGTGTGCGGAAATGGAATACAGGAATCTCATTCCATGGATTTGGAATTACATCAACTAATGAAACATTTGCTGAACTTGATAAAGTATCAATATCTCCATTACCAGCATATTTCTCAATACGATCTGCATAATACAAATTGATCTTCAAAAGTTTTGCTCCTGAAGGTTCAATTACTTGCCATACCTTGGCTGCATATGATTTAACTCTAGGGTTTTCCTGATCATAAATAATTACTGTATTTAATGGTGAATTGTAATCAATTGCCACCTGTCCAGTAGAATCTGGCCAAACAATTGCATAGCAATCTCCATATACAAGAGCATTTCTATGAATTTCATTCATATCAAGCTTAAGATCAGTCTGTTCCCATATATCATCAATAAAAGCTTCAGCTTCTGGTGCTCCAGCTAATACTTGTTTAATTTCTAGTCTATTTAATACAGAATCTACTACTGTTTTAGAGAAATTGAATCTAAAATCGCTTCCTTCGCCTCTAAATAGTCTAAACCATCTCTGATTTAGAAAAACTTCAGGGTTTGTACCCTCATAATAGGCTTCGGCACGATTGTAAGCATCTCTTTTTAGTATGATCTGATCTAATGCGACTTTAAGATCTGTCATTTTATCTCCTCAAATAACTTAATTGTCTAGATAAGACCTTTGGAGCCTTATTGTCTAGAAAATATAGAATGCCAGATGTAACAGCATCCAGTACGTCATC